GTATGGATGGTGGAAATGGCGAACATCCAGTACAAGCCACAAGACAAAGACATCTAGGCCTTAATGGCGCAGAGCCTAGAAACTATGGATACGGCGGAAGCGGTGGGCTATGTATAGAAACAAATGGTTGTAACATAGAAATATTGTCAGAAACAACAAATATTCCCGCAAGCGGAATTGGAATCGCTGGTGGCCATAGAAGCGAAACAAATGCAAAAAGCTCAGAGCTTTACCGAAATCAAATTGGAATAGGAGGATATTTGACCGCGCGAAACAGCGGAGCGGCAAATGTTAAAGAACTAAATGATAACAATACCCTTGGCTACATGAGTGGTATTAGAAATAATGGCCCTGACAAATCTCAATATGCGATTGCAACAAATGCTTCTTACCCCGCATGGAAAGCTTTTAATCAAGAAATACATCCGTCCAGCGTTGGAAATGCTGCAGATTATGTTTTATTTGAAGGCGCAGGTGGTTTTCCTTATTATTTAGTTTATGACTTTGGAAAAGATGCAAGCGATGACGACATTAAGAAAGTAGTTTCAAGTTACACAATCACCAGTGCTGGCGCTGACATGAAATACTATCAAACATACTCAAATGTAAATAGCTTATTTGGGACTGTGTACGCACCAACTTCCTGGGAGTTACAAGCCACAAACGCGGGCAACGGTCATGGTGTTGGCGGAGAGCCTTTGGAGGACTCAAAATATACTGTGTTAGATCGAGTAGAAAATGATGTACCAAGACAACAAAACCCTGTGCCATTGCAAGTTGGTCTCAATACTGCTGCTATGTCAAAAGACTACGTCTCCATTCCTGGACTAATTCGTTCGTATGAAATTGATAATACTACTGCTTATAGATATTATAGATTAAAGATTTTAAGCGCAGAGAGACCAGCTCATAAAAAATGCAAAATAGCCGACTTTGGTTTAAGAGCTGGTAATACTAGCTACGCTGGATTTATAACAATAAGAAATAAATTTACGTCTGATTCAACAGGTTAATAAAAATGTCAATACAAGATAAAAGAAATGATATAATAGTTCCAAACTTACAAACTGGAGTTACTACTTACAATTTGCAAGAGCAACTTCACAATTTGCAGGCAACCACTATTGTCGAGCTATTCGAGGTAAACGCAAAAAAATACGGAGTAGGTATATATAGATTTCACGCTGGAAAAGTTCATAATGGTGATATTGTGTACGATGGCAAAGTTTATAAATCTATTCCTGTTGAAATTGAAGAAGTTGAAATTAAAGGTGACGGAACTTTGCCTCGCCCGCGTCTGCGTATTGCAAACGTTGATGGATTTATATCTGATATTATAAACGGTAGAGACGACTTTGTTGGCTTGCATTTTACTAGAAAAAGAATATTTTTAAAATATTTAGATGCAGTAAACTTTTTTCACAACTCAAATCCTTTTGGAGATCCAGATATAAACGCTAGATTTCCAGATGATAAGTTTGTTATAAACCAAAAAATTTTAGAAGATAAAAATGTAGTTGAGTTTGAGTTGGTGTCTGTTTTGGAAATGGATACTGTTAAAATACCAAGTAGACAAGTAATTAGTAACTATTGTACTTGGGTATATCGTGGATACGGTTGTAATTACGGAAACTCTTTTGCACATATACGTGAGCGCTTTAAAGACAAAAATTCTCATCAAGCTCTTGGTATTCCAATTGCAGATGCAAAAGATAAAATATTTTTTAGTTCAACAGAAGCAGGTGGCTATGGATTTTCAACAGCTGTCAATGTGGCGTGGAATACATTAAATGATGACGGTGATACTAACACTGAAACATTTCATAATTCTGGTACTTATAACGCTACTGGAATATATTTAAGTGGAGATGTTGTAAGTGTCGACAGTTTTTTAAATTCTGATTCTGATGGATTTAAAGTAGACGAAAATATAAAATTGTATTTTGTAGCAAAACCAACAGGTAAGGCTGTGACAGAAATTAATGGAGTATCTTTTTCTCATTTTAATATATCTGGCAGTGATCCAAGACATGATAAATCAAATTGGGTTCAAGATCAATGCAGCAAAACTATTTCTGGGTGCGCGTTAAGATTTAAAGATTGTGGCGGAGGATTACCATTCGGAGGATTTCCTGGCACCGATAAGTTTGGGTATGTATAATTTTATACAAAAACTTATAAAAGCTCATGCAGAATATGAAAAAGAAAACGAATGTTGCGGATTGATTGGCTTAAATAATTTAAAAGAAATACAAGTAGTTCCTTGCGAAAATGCTCATGCACAAAAAGAAAATTATTTTGAAATATCACCACAATGTTTTATAGAAAAAAGTAAGGGGCTTGACATTTTGTCTATTTATCATTCGCACACAATATCTGGACCTCAACCATCAGAGTTTGATAAATTATCTGCGCGTAACTGGCAGTTACCATTTTATATTTATAGTATAAAAACTAAAGAGTTTTATCTTCATTTTCCAGAAAATTATGAAATACCAAAACTTGACGAAAGAGATTATGTGCCAGATTTAAGAAATTGTTTTAGATTTGTCGTAGACTATTATATATTAAATAAAATACTGAGTTATTTTGAGCTAAACTTTGCTTTAACAAAAGATGGACAAGCGTACAGTGGGCATACTATTAACATTGTCAAAACATTTTTAAAAATAAATAAATTTAAAAAAATAAAAGACACAGAAAATTTAAAATTACATGATCTAATTTTGTTTGAAATAGATGGATATTTTTCTCATTTTGGAGTTTATTGCGGCGAGAATCAGTTTTTTCATCACGAAGGAAAATTTTTATCTAGAAAAACATATCTTGACGGTCAATATTTTGATAGAATTCACTCTGTATATCGACATATTTCGTGTATATAATATTAAGGTTTAAGGATGAAGAACGTATATCTACATGGAGAGTTAGGATCTACTTTAGGCAAGCATTGGGAGCTTGAAGTTGATTCTGTTCAAGAAGCTTTGTGGGCAATCGAAGCCAACACTGGTAAATTGACCGAGTTTCTTAGCAAAAATCAAGATAAATTTGAACATTACACTTTTTCAGTAGATAATAAAACGTTGGAAAAGCAATCAGAATTAGAATCTTCTTTACCTAGGCAGTCAAAAAATATTCATATAATGCCGCAAGTTGCTGGCGGGGTTGTGGCCACTATTACTGCAATAGTAGTTTCTATTGTTACAGGTTTAATTATGCAGGCACTTTTCAAGCCGCCCAAACCAAAAGAAGAAAAAGAAACAAAATCATATTTATTTTCAGGCCCAGTAAATACTGCGGCCCAGGGAGTGCCTATTCCGCTTGGGTATGGAAGATTAAGGGTCGGATCAACAGTTATCTCTGCATCATTAAGAAATCAACAACTTTACGAGTTTGACGGCTACAAAGGAAAAGTACAAAAAATTGGTAACATAGGATTTCTCAAGACGCCAGGAATAGGTATAGGAAAGGATTTAAATTAATGATTTTAAAGTCAAACAATGCTAATTCTAGATACCTTTCTTACGAAGAGAAAAAAGAAAATGCGCGCAGGGCGAGAACGCCCAGAATATCTAAAGATTTAGACTCAGACCTGAGCAAAGACTTTGAAGTGCTAGAGTCGGCTAGTACAATGCAAATTATTGATTTGATATCAGAAGGTCCAATTGAAGGATTTTCAGATAAAAACGGTAATACTTTAAGATTTTTCAAGGCCAACAGAAAAATAAATTTTCCATTTTTGCAATCTGTTTTTCTAGATGAAACAAAAGTTTATAATCCCGATTCAGACACTTATAATTATAAAATATTTGATTTAGATTATAGAGAAGGTAAAGAAGTACAAGATGCTCTTCCTGACGATTATGAATTTGCGTCACAAACTATTTCTAAAAATGTAAGATTAATACCCGCAAATACATTAGGTATGACCGCGGGAATAAAAGACGCAATAACTGAAGAACTAGGCTCAATGAGTTCACCGAAAGAGTTATTAAGTCACTATAACGATAGAAGTGAAATTAATTCTAAGTCGGCTCTGCATTCATATTTTAAAAACAAAGAGCAAGATATGTTTGCTGTAACACACACCATAGTTAATCCTTTGGTAGAAATTATTCGAGTAAGTCTTACAGTACACGTATTATCCAAACTTAAAACTGGAAAAAGGTCAAGTGAACAAGTTCCAGAAGAGCTTACGTTTTTAATTTATGTTGGTAATGAAAGTGGAGAAATTGACTTTGACAATCCACCTTTGTATGAAGTGAGCGAACCTGTTCCCCGAGATGATGGCTACAGAAAAGGAGAATTAGTTTTTAACGACACTGGTGGATACTTTGTAAAAGTTGTCAAAGGATTATCTACATCTGATTATATTTTTGAAAATACTATACATTTGCCACCAAACCCTAATAAAGTCAACAGAGTCGTTAAAGTATTTAGAGTTGAAGATACAACACAATATCAATCAGATACCTCCCAAGTTGAGGGTAGCCTTAGCTCAATTACTGAAATTGTGCCATATAAGCTTTATTATCCTAGTTGCGCATTAATAGGCACAACATTAGATGCACGGTCTTTTGCGCAAATCCCAAACAGAAAATTTGATTTAAAACTTTTAAAAGTAAAAGTTCCATCTAACTATCTTCCAGATACAAAAGAATATTCTGGTAATTGGAATGGTAGATTTAAAAATATTGCCAATAAAGTAAACCCAAAACAAGAAATAGACTTAATTCAAAGAGGTAAAGCTACTGTTAAAAACTACACATCTTCAGATACGGATACTTTTGAAGATAATAGTTCTAGAGTAAAAATCTCCACAAGCGTAAAAAAGTTTGGAAGTGGTAGTATATTTTTTGAAAGTTCTAGCGGCCTCAACACAAAGGAAGATTATGCCAAAAGAATTTCTATAAAAAAACCAGAAGCTTTTGTTAGCTTAACTTCCGACAGCGGGCCAAATACTAATTTAAGAGTTGGAGATTTTGGGGATTCTGATTTTACAATAGAGTTTTATATAAAAACTTCCGCCAGCCAAACAAAAACAATTTATAAAGCTTCGGATGGAAGCACGTACACAACTTCTGGTGTAGAGGGTATTTACAAAACTATATTGTCTAGTGGAGAAGGCAGTCCTCCTGCATCTGGATATAACAGAAGCGATGGCGAGCTTCAAGCGGAGCATCCAGCAAAATATGAAATAAAACCAGAGGTAGGTGGCAAAGGCTTCGGGAGGGAAAAACTGGAGCCGCTGCCACTTGCTGGTAATTGGTTTGTCCAAATCGGCACTGGAAATGGAAAAGACCTTGGACAAATAATATTTAGATATTTTACAGCGCAAGGATATTGGGTAATTAATAATTATACGGTAAAGGGCTCCATTTACGGGTCAACCAGACTAAGATATAAAAAGGTAAACAACACAGCGCCAGTTGAAGCAAAAGTTTCCATAAAATCCACAACCAATGTAGCAGACGACAATTGGCATCATGTAGCAATAACTCGAGAAGGAAATTCTTTTAAAATTTATGTTGACGGAATTGATGTTACAAGTGGCCCCACGCAAACATACGATGGAGACGTTAGAGGTTTTGTTTTTAGAACTGAAACTGAAAGTGAAAAAAAGAACGGGGGAGTAAAAGGAACTGGCTTAATTAATGTTGGAAATGATAGATCAATAACTGTAACTAGTGCTACCGAGGTCCACTCTTCATTTAACGGATACTTAGATCACATTCATGTTATTAGAAAATGTAAATATACTTCCAATTTTAATTCTGTATCTCACCCAGGAGGAGGTACTGGAGTAAATCCGACAAGAATCACAGACTTGATTGATAATGAAGTAGAAACAGTTTTCTTGTTAAATGGTGATGGTCAGCCAAGCAGTTCTACTATTATAGAGGATTACAATCCAAGCTTAGTAACTGCTGCCGAATTTTTTGATTATAACGAAAATGAAGATAATGCACACTTACAATGGACAGATAATCCTGCGTGGATATTTTATGATTTAATTACCAACAGAAGATATGGACTTGGTAAGTATGGTGTATCTTCTGATTTTGTTAATAAGTGGAATTTATATGAATTAGCTAAACATTGTGACGAAT